AAATAATCCCTTACCGCTTCCACCGTTAGGAGAATCACTTATAGTTTCATCATTTAGAATTATAGCTTTGTTGTTCGCACTTGTTTTGAATGAGTGTAAAAGATAACCTATTACTGATTTAATACTTTTGAATCTTGAATCTTCTTTACCGGCAACTAAGAAAAGGAACTTTTCAAATACACATTCTTTACTTTTCAGCTTAATATAATTACGTTGGATGATTTGGTTTTTCCAAACGTACCCATCCGAATCAATGTAATCTATTTCCTCAATATTATTCTTTGATACTCGAATAATTTTATTAAGGAAGTAAAGGTATGCTGTATCTTGAGTATCCTCTAATAGATTCACTTCTTTTGTGTTAAGGAATGAAAGATAATCGTAGGTAAAAAATTTAGTATTTCCTGCCATAAAATCAAACGGTTTCATTCCAATATTTTCGGCATTCTCTAGGTAGTGAAGTGTAAAGTCTTTAATCTTATCTTTATTGGTTTCCTCAATAAGATTCTCAAAGATATTTATAAATATAAACCCTGCGTTTGATGGATAGTATTTAAAGAAATTATGTTCTTGTAAAAACGATTTGAATTTATGATGTTGTACGATAACATTACCTTTCGATGTGTATTCCCAAAAATCAGTTACTGAAATATTATCCTTTACACTTTCTACCGCTGTCTCAAATTCTGATTCTGATAATTCTGGGAATGATTTACGAACAATTTTAATATCCTTACCACTTCTAATTTGTTGTTCAATTCTTTTTTTAGTATGTATATCCTCAAAGTGCTTTGAATGATGTTGAGATGTCTTTTTATACGCGCTTTTTACGGTTGTGTCAATTTCACGCTCTGAAAAGTCTTTTTGCTGATATTGTAAGCAAACTCTAAGGGCTTCATTTTTAGATATGCCATAATCATTTAATGCAGATGCTAATTTGAAAAGGTTAGCGTTTCTTTGCCCTGCCCCCATCGGGAATTTATTAAACCATTTGAGTAACCTGCTTATAATCTCATTATCTGATTTGATTGGGATTCTAACTTCATCGGCAATCTCATAAATATCTTCCTCTATTAATTCGTTCCATTCCTCTGAATCTTTGTTTATGTAGATATTAGGATCGTAGGATTCAAAGCATATTCGACAAATGTCTGAGCAATGTATGTCAAAGTAAGGGGAGTTATATTTTTCTTTAAGTGCCTCAAAGTATCGTTTATGGTTTGGTATATCCTTTGGAATCTTAACAAGTACTTTCAATCCATTCTCACTCGGTGAAATAAAACACGAAAAGGTATATTTATCCTCAATAAATGAATCCCGATATTGTGCAAGCTGTTCGGGTGAATCGAATTTATCGAAGTCTAGGCAAATCAATCCCGAATGTTCTATTATGCTGACCGCGTTTCTTTGTGTGAATGTTCCACTAAAAAGGATAGCCGGTAATGAGTTCTTTAATGTTTTTTGTTTGGTTTCATCGGTTGAGGTTCTGATTTGCTCAATGATATTCTTTGACTTACCTACTCTGATACGTTCTAAAACATCTAAAACATCCCTATGGTATGCGGCTGAAACCTCATTAAAGTTCTTAAATATGCTGATTTTTGTCATTTTTTACGTTTTTTAGTCCACTTTCGCCACATTCAACCCACATTGCAATTTTACTACTTTCTTACTCTCATGCGGCTTTCGGCGATTTTTTGCCACATACCACATTTTTTTTGATAATCTGAAAAAAAATATTTTTCTAAATTACCCTTGTTTCTCTAAAGAGAGAATAGGGAATGTGGCTAATGTGGCGAAATTTACTTCATAAAGAATAAAAAACCCTCATAGCTTTCGGAGTGCAGTCCTACGGCTATAAGGGTTTTAGAATCTTTTATTACTAACGTCTGCACACGTTTGTATTTCACTTGCAAATTTAACTTATTCCGATTAAATTACCAAAATTAAAACGGTAAATCATCAGCTTTTTCTTCCGTTGCTTGTTGTGGTTGGACCGTATGAGATTGTATAGGTCCATCCTTTGAAATCTGCCACAACTCAAGCGAGTTAAAACACTTTTCTTCTCCTTGTGGATTAGTCCATAATCTACCTTTGACATTTACCTTAGCCGTAACCATGTCCCCACCGTTTATACCATCGAGTAGGGCACATTTGTCGTTTCCAGCTTGGATTTGTAAGTACTGTGGATATTCGCCATCTGTCTTGATGATAAATTCAAGTTTTTTGAACTTGTCCGATACTTGTACGATTGGATTCTTTTTATACAGTTGACCCGTAACTGTGTAGCTTTCGTTGCTCATGTTTGTTTATTTAATAATTTACTTGTGATCTGTTAATTCTAAATTGTGAGTATATGCATTGTTCCCCGCTATATTTTTTCTTTGGTATTATCAAAGCTGTTTTTATGTGAGGTGTATGTATGCTCATTAGGTTTATGTACTCCATCAATAGATTATCTTTTGTTTGAATACGGTTTTTAGTGAACTTTACAGCGTGGATAATCGTTGTATGGTCGCGTTCTAGGAATCTTGCTATTGCGCTAAGGTTGTAACCGTTTTCTAGGCAAATATAGCAAAATAAGTGCCTTGCGGTAACGAATGGTTGCTGTCTATCGAATGAGGAAATATCTTCAGCCATAAAATTACGTTTGATAATCCGTCCTTTCTTTTTAAAAGCGAGGTCATAATGTTGAAGTGCTAGTACTAGGGTGTTAAGGATTTCTTTCATGTTTATTTTTTTGTTGGTAGTAATTATTCCAATATTTATTCAACCATGAAGCCAATGCTTTAGATTGAGTTTCTTTAAGAAAACGTCCTGTGGCAACGGATTCAGTATGTGTGCCTTCACACGTTACTGTTACGATTACTACATTTGGATTAATTGTTGTTAGTAGTTTCATTTTGTTTTATTTTAATTATTTAATAATTATCCTACCACCTTTTCACCAAGTACTTTTTTTTCAGTTCCTCAATATCCGTTCCTATCGGTGCTAGTACGGTTGTATGTGAAGGGTCTCCGAGATTGAAATACATTTTACCTTCTGTGCTATGTTTCCTTGTTTGGTAAACGGTTCGATTTGCCGGTATTAGTTTTCGTGGTGCTTTGCGTCCCATGTTTTAGTTTTTTATGCCCACCTATACAAATCATCAATGTATAGTCGTGGTAAGCTGTGGTTAATTATTGTTTGATTTTTTTTCGAGTATATTAGTTTCGTTTTTTCTGATATTGTCCTAGCTTTCTTAAATTGGATTCCGTTTTTATGTGCGAATACTTGTAAGACATTCATAGAACATCCGAACTGATCAGCGAACTCCTTGCACGTTTTATCCTTATGAGATTCTAAGATAATATTTTTATGAGATTGTGTTAGGATGGGGCGCATGGTTAGATAGCTTCAGTTAATAATTCGGGTTCATTAAAATCGAAAAGAGTAGGTATTGATAGTTTGTGTATCATCGCTTTTACATAAAAAACACCATCGTTGAAATACTCACTATTCAACTCAATAGAAATTGATTTACGTCCCATTTCAAGTGCTTTGTATGCAGTTGAAAATAGACCTCCAAACGGATCACATACGACCTCACTTTTCATGGAATAACGATTAATTAAACGTTCAATAATATCGAATTGTAAAGGGCAAATATGCTTTTCTTTTTTCCCGTTAACTTGTTTTGCATTTAAAGTATTCATCCGATTAATATCACTCCAAACCATATCAGAATTTGAATGTACAGGTAATGTCATAAAAGTAGATGATAGTTTTTCCATTTCATCAAGATCTTCACATACTCTTAGATGTTCTTGAAAATCGTATATTTCAGTTTGGTTATATTTTTTCCATGCTGCTACTATCTTTTTCATATCTAAAGATTGTAACTCATCACGTGTTAAAAAACGATTACCATTTGAACGCTGATAGCTGTGGGCATCGAGTTGCCATAATGCTTTTGTATATTCTTCTTTAGAATGTTGTACGGGTTCATCTGAATAGCTGTTATCCATTGAAGTTGGAGCTTTGCGAAATAGTAAAACATATTCCGGCAATCCTACCCCCATCTTAGAAGCATCTTTACATTGTTCACTCCATCCAAGTCGATAAGTTTGGTTATTCTCTGCGACTACATCCGTTGTAACTGTAATTTTACCAATCAGATAAAATCCATGCTTCACATAATGCGCGACCGTCTGACCGCTAAAATCTGCAATAGTAGTAAAAGATGTTCCATTTTGATAACTGTAACGAATACGATCTTTAACGTGAATAGCTGCAATTCTACCGGGCTTTAAACATCTCAACATATTAGGAGTTAAGAAATCCATTTGCTCAAAAAACTTTTCGTTTCCATGATTATGACCAAAGTCGTTATAATTATCAGAGTACTCATAATGATCTCCGAAAGGTATTGAAGTCAAATATAGGTCTACTGAATTATCTGGCATTTCTTTTTTATCTTGATGCACTATTACAGTATCATTATTGTAAAGTGTAACGTTATCGTAAATCAATTTACGTCCGTTTGAAAATATTTGTCTTTCCATTTGTGATTTTATTATTTGTGAGTTTAATCCGAATTCTTTAATTATTGAAATCATTTCATCTTGTAGTTCATTATGCTGTCTCCATTTTCTATATAAATTTTGTAGTGTTTTATGCTGCTCTTTTGTGTAAACTAAATGAATATTTACGGGGTACTTTTGTCCGAATCTATATGAACGGTGAATAGCTTGTATCCAATCGTTAAATTTATCATCAAGTGAACAGAATATTTGATCATGGCAATATTCTTGAAAGTTGCAACCCGAACCAGCTATTCTTTTTTTAGTTATGAGATAATTAAATCCACCTTCTGAAAATCCTATTAATAGATCTTCTTTTAATTTGTTTGATTGACTACCATATACAGATTTAGCATTATGGTTTTTAAACAATCTTTCAAGGTAAATTCTTTCGCTTTCTAATTCATGCCATATAATAGCTGATTTACATTTAATAGCTATTTCAAATGCTTTATCGCATCGTTCTTTAATGGATTCTCTTTTCTCTCTAGCTTTTTCTGTAAAGTCTCCTTTAGTATCCCTAAACATTACAAGCTCCCCGAATTTATTTACATAACTTTCTTCTTGTGAAGATTCTACACAATATTCAATAGTTTTAAGAGGTGGTAAGTCATATCCTTCATTTGAATAACCTAAGTCTGAAGGCTTACTTACAAATACTGCCCAAGTTGACACCCATTGCCAAAATTCTTTCGCCTTATTAGGGTATAATGTTAAACTTCCTGCTTTTGTAGAATCACGTTGAAAGAATCTAGTTAATAAATGACCTCTTGATGCTACGTTTAAAAATACAGCATAATTAAGTATTTCAATATAATCGTTTGGAGCTGGTGATGCTGTTGCTACAAATCTATATTCTACTTGTTGAAAGTGTTTAATAACATAATTGGTAGTTTCAGTTTGTAGATTACGAAGTATCGAAGCCTCATCGAATGATACGCCTCCGAATTTAGAAGCATCTATGTCTCCCATTCTTACACGCTCATAATTCGTAATGAATATTTGAGGTTCATAAGAATCTATTTTATCCGTATCGGTTATATATGTGATTTCATACGGTACGTTAAATTTCTTTCGATCACGTTTAAATTCACCAGCGACGGCTAAAGGGCAAACAATTAAGAAAGGCTTATTTGTTTTATCTATTGTTTGCTTTGCAATTTCAAGTTGAGTGAATGTTTTATGTAAACCGAAATTTAAGAATATAGCCCTGCGACCTCCATCTAATGCCCATAATACTACATCTTTATTATGAGGCTTTAACATAGGATTTAAACCGTCTACATCTACCTTATAACCGTAATTTTCAGCTATTACTACTTTACTTTTTAAAAATTCGTTGTATTCCATGTTTTAGTTTTTATTAAAATGATAGTTTTTCATTAGCTGCCTTAATTTCTTTCATAAGTTCGTCTACATTATTTTTAGCTATTTCAACCCATTCTGAAACTTTTTTTATGTTCTGTTTAGCCTTAGTTCCTAAGTCAATCAAACTATCACGCGTTAACTTTTTAACGAATAATGATTTTAATTTGTTCTCGGGTCTGAATGAGCAGAAATAATGAGCCTCTAATTTTGGGTTAACTGTAAAGTAGTGTAGGCATTGATGTATATTATCGCTTGGTATATCATTGTTGTAAATCGTACTCATGTGTTTTTTTGCAGCCGGGCATTTGATTTCAGCTGATACGGTTAAGTCTTGACTTATCCCGTCTGGTGAAATGCCTAAAATATCAAATTCCTCGCATTGTAACCATCCGCATTCTTTTAACTCAATACCTATATACTCTGATAATTTTTCGCGCCCTATTGGCTCTAATTCAACGCCTCGAATCATATCGTAACTTTCATAAGGCTCATCGCCTATTTCAAAATCTTCATTAATTTCTGAAAGGATTTCAATAAGTAAAGTATCAGATTTTACGAATAATCCTTTAGATAAAGTTCCGCCTATTTTCGCGTGTTTAATTCTTAACCACTCCTCAGAGCGTTGTATAATGTCGTATCGTGCTATCATTTTAATGTAGTTTTAAGTGATTCTTTCTTTGCGATTACTGAAGGTAAATTCTTTTCCTGTGCGCTTAATTCAGCCCATGTTTTTTGTAAGTCAGATAACGTATTACATGAGCTAAGAAGTTTTAAAGCCTGTTCATCTGTTACGGTTGCCGGTGGGTAATATTTTTTAAATCTAGCTACGAATCCATGCCGCTTATCAGCCATTGCATAAAGAACAAAAGGTTTATTTAACCAATGCTCCATATACTCGCTGTTAAATTCTTGACGGCAAAATTTAGCGTTTGTATTGTTGAGAATTACGGGTTTGTAAACTGATGATCCGTTCAATTCTTTTAAGAAGAATCCGGTCTTTACAACTTTTGTGTTTTTGGTTTGGTCGAAGGTTTCAGCATCCTCGAACCGTTCGATAACGACTACCATCTCGGGTTTTAATCCATGTAGTCCGCTTCGTAAATCTTCACCGCTGATATAACGGCTGTCATTGTTTTTTTTCCAATGAGTTAAAGTTTCGTTTGACATTGTTCTTATTGTTTTAGAATGTAAATGTAATTAATAAAAAGATACGTTGTATATTTTTACTAAATTATTTTTGAGATTTTTTTAAAAGTTTCTTTTTTAAAGCGTTGTTCTTTCGCTCAACGTATGACTTCAAATAATCATAAAGTTCATCCACTACCTTAACTTGAAGGTGTTTACATTTGTATGGTTTAGGCTGTCCGCCAGGCTTTCTTTTTTCTTGTATCATGTTATTCATTTTTACTTGTTATTTTAATGATTCCGTAAGCTAGTAATACGGTTGCTAATGTTAATGCAGCTATGAGCGCGAAGTGTATTATTTCTTGCATGGTTATGTATATTTTTATCTATCTTTAAATAGTAAGAATAATACTGCGGTCGCACTTGCAAATGCTACCCATATATATAATGCACCTAACGTAAATATATGTACCAATACAGCTATTAAATGAATGAGTTTATAATATTCTCCATGTGGTATGCAATCATTTAAAATGGATTGCAGCCATATGGCAAATTCCCACTCGCAAAATAAGATTACCCCGATAATTGTTACTTTTACTAAAAATTTTAATTTCATGATTTTTTGTTTTATTTGTTATTAATGGTCTATTATGTCAGAGAATTGTTCGTCAGTTGCAGGAAATCTATCTAAATCTCCTTTCATTGTTTGTTTCGGATCAAGTCGAATGAAGCTATTATTTGCGACTTTAGCGGCTACCCATGAACGGTGCGAGTTTCTTTTATGCCAATAGTCTTGTAAATCGTCCATCGTTTTTTCATCCGTTGCTAATCGATTTGTGATGAAGTCGTGAACGGCATCCATTTGCAGCTCGGTTGTGCATGAGTCTATCCAACCGGCTATAATTTCGTAGTGTGTAGATTGTATCATTTGTTATTCTTTTTGTAGTTAATAATTCCGTGTGTGAGTGCGCAGAGTGTGTTGAGTTGGTCAGCTTGTAGAAGTTTATCAATATTAACTTCGTATTTAATTAAATCTTCCAAATCAAAGTGTTCTCTTACGAATTGGTTTTCTTCCTCAATCGGGTCGGTTGGTAGTTGCTTGATGGCGTTGATGGCGAATTGTAGGGCATTAGTCACTTCTTTTAGGTCGGTTGCTTTATCCGATTCTCCTTTTATCCAAAAGTTGTGAGAAGATAATATCTCAATTACTTTTTTTG